TCATCCTCCTTCACGCGCCACCCGTTGCGGCTGCGGTGCTTGGCGCGTAGTCGGTTTACACCGTTGGGGCTGCGGTTTAGTTTCATGCCCTTGGTGCCGCCCTTGCTTGATCCGTTTTGCAAAAATGCAAACTTTCCCGAATCTGGGTTAAACCACCCCATTGGAATGGCTTTTTTAGTTCCGCGCCGCCCAACCATCCATTGCCTGCCGTACTCGCCGCGCCGCCCCGAGACGTTGGTTGTGCCGCCAAAACTGCTGCCACCCGATCCGCGAAACGACGCCACACCTTTTTTAAAAGCACGCGCCTGTACTTCAGCGGGCTTTAAGTGCTTGTGCATCCGCATCGTTGCGCGGATGATGTGCTTCACCTCGCCCCTGATCGTCTCGGGGACGTTCTTGCGCAGCACGACGGCAAGCTGGCCGAAAAATGTTTCGACCGGCTTAACGTCAACGGTTGCGGTGATCTTCATTGTATCGGCTTACCCGATACGCTTGCCGCCGTCAACTCAGCGGTTCGCCGGATTGCGCGTGCGTGCTTCGTGCCGCATTACGGCGACGTTTATTTCGTTGATCTCGGTCTTGATCTTGTCGAGGCGCGAGATGAGGAGGATCGGCAAGATGATCCAGACGATGCCGATTGCCGTCAGGATGATTCCGCCGATGATGAGGAGGACTGCCGGAATGCTTTCAATTATGTTCATGCGGTTGTGATTGTTTGCGGTCTAGACGGAAACACAATTTGATTTATTTTGAATAAGTGCTTGCAATCAATCAAACGGCGTGAATGCTCTGACACATGACCTCCACCAAAACCACTCCAGAAATGTTTGGGCTTCGCACCGAAATCCTTAACGCTAACGACGCCATCAAGGCCTTTAAACTTGGCATGAAATGGCTTGCGGTTGCGGAACTCCAGCAAGCGCCGTCTGTAAAATGGCTAGAAAGCCACAAGAAGGCATGCGTTCGCCAGCTCAACAATCTAAGGGCAAAGGGATGAGAGGCGGAAAACGCAAAGGGGCGGGCCGCAAGGCTGGCCCCGCTCGGGTGGCAATGACGGTGAAGGTGAACGCATACACTGCCTCACGCTTCCGGCTATATTGCCACTTAACCAAACTCAGCCAAGCTCGCGCATTCGAGCGGCTGGTTCGGGATGCCGTCATTGGCTAAACATTGACTCGCCGGTTCCTCCCGCGCCGCGCCGTTGCGACATCGGCACGTAGGCGGGCAGGATTGCGGTCGGCTGCGGTATTGGCGCACGCTCCACGACGATGTTGCCCACGATCCGCTCGGGCTGTGCTTGCGTTTGATTTGCGGCAGGTTCGGGGACCGGCGCAGGCGTTGGCGCGTCTGGCTTCACCATCGCCGCCATTTCCGCACGAATCGCCAAACTGTCGAATGTCAAGCGGCGGTGAGCGGCGAGCGCATACACTCGGATGTCGAGCGGTTCGTTGCGCCGGTTGCCCGCCTCGTAAATGTAATACGGCCGCCCGTGGCTGTACCGCGTCATGCGCTTCTCGCTCGTAAGCTGATGATAAAACCTCGCGTCGTAACCGTGGCCTTTGGGGAAGTGCATCGAACCAGGCCCAGGCACCGGCAACATGATGCGTGAATAAATCACCGTTTTGGCCGCCGTGACACCCACCATCCACTGATGCACCTTGCGCTTGTTGTTGATCGACGGCTTGCGCTGCATAATCGGGATTTGTTTGCCGATGGTGTTTTGGCCCTTCGACGCGAAAATCCCACGCGACCGGCGGGGGCCGGTGAACTGTAGGACTCGATCTTGCTTTGCCCCCGAATCGATGAACGTCGTCGCGGCCCCCATTACCTTGCCGCTGGGATGCGTGAAGGTTTTCGCAAGTAGCAAGTCCAGCTCCTCCCACACCTTATCCGCCTGCGTGTCGCCGTGGATAACGTGATACCCGAGCCCCCACGTTTCCTCGCCCTCGCCGTATCCAACAAACTCACACTCGATACGGTCATCTTGCACGTCCGCACCCGCCGCGATGCGCAGCACGCCCGCAGGCAACAGCTCGTCAGGGTTGTAGTCCTCGGCGCGTGCCAGCACGGATTTTTCGTCGAGCTTTTCAAATTCTTCCTCAGAAGGCTCCGCCAGAAAAGTGTTCATCCAAGGCTTCATTCGCTCGGGCCCGCCCGCTTTCGACTCAAGAAAATCCACCGCGAACTCATGGAGCATGGAGGTGAACTGAGGCTTGTGACCCATAAGCCGATAAAGCCCGCTGAGGTGGTAGCCGCGCCGCCCCTTAAACGGTTGCCGCGCCTGCCAATGCCCGCGAACGATTGCACGTTGCCGGTCAAGGTCCGTCCACCGGCAGCCGCACTCGCCCAAGTAATAGGCCGTTTCTGGCATCGCCTTGCCCTCGCCGTCTTTGTCCCAACGCACGCCCGCCCATGTCAGCTCTTGCGCCTTGTTGCAATGCGGGCAAATCGCTCGCCACGTCCGAAAGTCGGAATCCTCAAGCAGCGCCCAAATCTTTGACCGGCCCTTGACCGTAGGCGTGGACATCTTGACTTTTACCGCGTTGGAAAAATTGGAGGCGCGTCGATCCGCCAACGCGCATGGGTCGCCTTCCTCGCCTGCCGAGAATGGGTCGGAGTCAATTTCATCCTGCAAAACCACTCGGCACGACGCACGACGCAGCCCGCTTGGTGAGTTTGCCCCCGCGATTCGGATAAAACCACCAGGAAAGCTCTTTTGTAAAATCGTGTTCCCGCTGTCACGCGACCGCGCGTCTTGTATCAGCGCAGCCAATACAGGCGTGTCTTGAATCATCGGGTCGAGTTTTTCCTTCGAGTATCCTTTCGATGCGTCAAGCGTCGGGTATTTAACCAAGATCGGTGACGGGTCGGCATGAATCATGTAGCCGATAAGGTTGTTCATCAGCTCGGTATTGTGCGTAGGTATGTGGTCGCGTCCGGCGAGGTAAAGGCGAGATGGACTGTCAACCTGAATGCACCTCACTGGAACGGACGCGACAGGGTTAATCGAGATTATGCGCCTCCGCATCGTCTCGCTTGTACGCCCGCCCGCCATGCTCACTTGTCGATCGCGCTTTCTTTTAAGATTAAAAATAGGCGTTTCGGAATACGCCCTGATATTTACGATGTAAGCAATTCTGCCGTAAACTTTGCGCTCTTTGTATCTGCAAAATGGCCGTTTGGTTTTTACGCTGGCCTTGTATCCAAGCGAGCAAATCAACTCGCAAAAACCATCAAATAAAGGCTTTGACGTTGCGGTGAATGATGCGCCGCCTCGCTTGTCGCAGGTGCCGTCCGTGTCCATTAACCCACGTAGTAGATCAATCCGCTGCTTAACGCTTCCGGTAAGGTATTCTGCGGGGATGTGCTTCGCCATGCCTTCGCCCTTCAATCCAAGATCGCGCAGCCTGATGCCAAGGCTTCTTAGTTCTTTCTTTACGCTGTCACCCCTTGGCTTGCCGTGCAATGAAGCAACCGCCGATAGCCTGCCGCATTCCGCGCAATGTCCAGCCTTAGTCTTTCCGGTCACGCGCAAGTCATGGCCGCGCCCGCAAATGTGCGCAGGTCGGTCATGCCCCATACGAACCGTGAGGACTCCGGTATCTGTTCGATCAACAATGTCAGCAGAATATCCACGCTCCTTAACGTGCTCCATAATCTCCATGTCTGCCTCATGGATTGTCACGTTTGTCGAATAAGAGTGCCCGTCTCCCAGCCAAACACCTAGAACATATGGATCAATCGGAAGCTCTTTGTGTTTATGCTCAACCGCAGCGCACACCGGAACGGCAAAGCGATTACGATTCCCGCCCCAGACTACGCCCATTGCTTTAAGGTGCGAGGTTGTTGCAGTGATTCGCTTGGGGTTTCTTGTGTCGCGCTCATCGTCAACTGTCCATAAATGGTCTGCGTCGGCAATAAGCTTTGAGTTGTCCGAAAACTTAACTTCAAAACATTCCCTGCCGTGCATTACCTCCGTTGCAAATGTCACGCGACACGGATTGCCGCTCTCATCAAAAACGATGTCACCCTGATTTAATTCTGCCATTCGAACCATGCCTTTGGTCGTAGGTATTGGCGTTTCAATGTCTAATGCCTTTCCAACCTGACTTGCGATGCAAAGGACCGTCTCCCGAACATCCGGCGCGGTGAAAGATTCCATGATTTCGCGCTGGTAGGGCACGCGGTCGCACCGATATTTGCCCGGCTCCGACGAAGCGCCACGCGAAAGGATGCGGTATTTTTCCGCCCATTCGGCAACGGTCATCTTCATCGGCCAACGCAGAAACTTCCACGCCCGAACCAGCGCGGCTTTGTCGTTGGCGCGGCAATACTTTTTAATGGCTTGGCTCATTCTGCTTCGCCCTCCTCGCTTTTGCTTTCCGCGCCGTCATCAGGCCCATCGTCCGCGATGCTTTCGAATGCGTCACGAAGCTCGGACTCGATTAGCTTCGTCGCATCGCCCGCGCTCTTTGCAATTACCACCATCGGGCCAATCCGCGCAGGCATCGCCATGCACTTGCCGCGCAGCCCGCTTAATGCGTTTGCCCACCGCCGCTCAATCTTGGCGATCTCGACGAGCTTGCGACCCTCTTTCGCCGTAAGCAGCTCGGCAAGGTCTGCGTCCGCTTTCATTTTTCGCGCCTTGTCGGCTTCGTAATCGCCCGGCGATTCATCGCTCGCCTTCCTTTCATCGCGGATAAACTCGGCGATTGATTCGCACGAAATCCGACCAGGCTCTGGTCGCTTCAATTTCCCTTCTTCCACCATCTGCGTTATGCGCCGATGCGTAACCGTCAAAATCTTGGCCGCTTGTGCAATGGTTATCATTAGTTATTTGAGTAAGAAACCTAAGATTAAAAATCTACGCCTAAAAAAGCCTCGGGGCTGTGTAAATTCCC